AAAGCAACCAAACCCTCATCAAGAGAAACAATCTTTACGTAGTTTTTTGCAAAGTAAACGGGATCATCTTTACACTTAACAAATTCTAAGACTTGTTCTTGAGTAAATTCAATAGGCGTATTCGCCTTTTTTAGATTCGGATTACCAAGATATACATCATCAGGCATAAGTTAATCAGCAGTTCCAGGCTCTTAATGATTTATTGATTCTGCTATCGGGGTCATTTGCAGTTTTCTTGGAAGTTAACTTTGCTTTCATTCCTTTCATTCTGGCGCAAAAGGATGCCCTGCGGGGATTTCCAACCTTCTTTGATGGTGCCTTAAGGTCGCTTCCAGGATTTTCTCTCTCGTAAGATTTTCTGCCTTTCTCGTTAAGTCCGCCTTTTGGATTCTTTCCTGACTTTTTTGTCCAGGCTGCTCCTTCTGCGACTTGGAGTAATGGTTGTCCGGGTTCATAATCGGAAACTGAAAAGGATGATAGTTTTGAACCTGGGTAAACCTTTTCTATCTCAGTTTGAACGTCTGCTCTGGATGGTCTAGCGGCGGATGGGAAGAACATTCTAATCATATAATACTTTCCTTTCCAGACAAGGGACACGGCGATAATGTTTCCAGTTTTTGCTGGAAGACGAACAGCTTCTTGAACTTGTTCGGTTCCTTTCCAGACACCATTGGTGTCCACTACTGGTTTCATATTTGCAGGACCAATAATATCCGTTACCTCAGCAAAAGACTTTCCATCAGCAGTCTCAATGGATGTAGTCTCTTCTGCTTTTACGCAACGGTTATATGTCTTTCCGAAAAGTTTTTGCGTTCCCGCTTTTTTATATCCCTTCCAGCATTTCTTACCAGCTTCATTGATTTCAATAGCGCCAATCGATTCCAGAGCAGCAAGTTGTGCTGGTGAGAATCCTTCTTTCTTTGCACTATTTCCCCAATTTGCAGCGCCCACTTTACGGCATTTTACAAGGGCACCGGAAGCATATGCTGAAGGCCATACGCTATAGCG